CCTTGGAGCCTGGAAGGACCCTAGGTGCATTCAGGGCTGTCCACTTGAACTGTCCTTAGCCTTGGGGCCTTGGCTACGCCCCCTAGCCAAGAACATCGCCAGCGACCTTGCGCCGCGAGACGCCGGTGACGCTTTTTCCGTTGATGACGTCAGGGCAGGACGTCAGATCATTTACACATGTGGTATGTCTAACGAACAGATCGGCGCGACTTTCGCCAAGGCCATCAAGACCATTAGTATGATGGGCACGGGCCGGGTGGTTTACGTCGAAGACGATCAAAGTCGTTTTGATCTGCACATCACGGAGGGCCCCTTCCGATTCCTGCAGCACATCTATCATTCCAAGCTCGGAGCTCGTCGAGCAAAGTATCTACGCAGGAATGTCTCCAAGGGACGCACACACCTTGGGACAAAGTATAGTATTCCACATACTATGCAGTCCGGATGGCCGGACACGAGCCTTGGTGACACGCTTGTCAACGCAGCCATGAAAACTTATATCCATGGGAGTGGGAAGCCGTGGATTTCCATTGTCAATGGCGATGACAGCGTCACAGTCACCCTTGAGGGTGTAATCCCCGTCGGAAAGTTGGTCAAGCAGTATGCTGACCTTGGTATGGAGGTTGAAGTGAAGTACAGGACTTCGCCACTGGATGTGGAGTTCTGTTCCGCCAACTTCCGACCCGTCGGGGATACCTACGTGTTGATGGCCAACACGGGTCGCATCCTCTCCAAACTTGGTTGGGACATGGTTGACCGTAATCCCGTCAAGCAACGACGCTGGCTACGTGCCATTGCGGACACTCTTGCATGCTACGGACACTATGACCCGGTCCTTGAGGCGGTCGCTCGCGCTTGTTTGCGCAGCGCTGGCAAGGTTGAACCTCTCAAGCTCAAGTTCAATGAGTTTGCCAAGTGGTTCGACCTTAAGCACCCCAAGCCCCAGGACGCTGATGTGTTTGCCTACTATCACTGGCGCTATGGTCTCATGCCAACTGAGGTCCACGCGCTAGTTAAGGCAGTCAGCACCGAGTTTCCATGTTTCAGTTCTCCAACGGTTTTGCATATCGCTCGAACTGACACGTAAGCCGCCAATGGCGCCGGCAGGGAGCCACGTGCTAGGGGTTATCCGCCCCCCCCGACCCTAGGACGGCAGTTCAAGCCGAGATCAACTCCACCCCTGTACTGGGAGTGGCCGTGCGCTCGACGTACGGCGGAAGGAAAACCGGTAACCGGGCCCCGTAG